TTCTTCTTCAATGATTTTCTCTTCTGTAAAAGTCTCCTCTTCTTGAGAAACCATCGGTAAGAAGCTTGCAATGATCTCTTCTGTTTCCTCATATATTTCCTCCTCTTGTGGTAACATCATTGAAAAAAAAGATGTGTTTATTTCTTCTTCTATAGGCATTTCTTCCATTTCTATAATCATTTCTTCTTCCATAATTTCTTCCATAGGCATCTCTTCCATAACAATTAACATGGGTTCAAATGTCATTTCTTCAAATTCTTCTTCTATAATTTCTTCCATAGGTGGTGCTATGAGTGTAAACTCTTCAAACATTTCTTCTATGTCTTCAAACGTAAACTCTTCAAATATTTCTTCTTGTAACTCTTCAAATATATCTTCTATCTCTTCTATAATTTCATTTGCTATAACTGTGTTGTCATATGTCATGGTTAGTTTAGCACCTAATAAATTAGGTCCACCTAAATTTACTGGAGTAGAATCACCATCTATTCCTGTCCAAGTCCAATCAAATTGATTAGAACCAGTGCCATTGTATATAACTTGGTCTGTATATTTGTCTGCATTACCATAATAACCTGAGTCTGTGTTTCTTATTTGATCTACTTGGGACAATACCTCACCATCAGAATCTAATATCTTGACTGTTGTTTTAAATGTATCTCTACCAGATTGAGCTTGACCACATTGATGTGATGATCCAGACCATTCACAGTTTTGTACGACTGTTGTAGAATCTAATGTAATACCATTGTCTAACATAGCTTGTGTGCTGGTCTCGCTACCAGTTGTAACATTAACTAAATCACCAGTATAATTTAAAGTACCGGTGCCTGATGACGTGCTACCAACTTCTACCTCTTGATAATTCCAATTTTGATTTGTGCATGTAGTATTAACAGATGTAAACGATGAACAACTTGATTGTACATTAGGTATTGTGTTGTCTATTGATTGTAAATTAGAAGCAGAACCAGTGCCGTTTGGTAATAGATTACCTGTTGTTATTTCTTCAGCTTGAACAATAGTAAGTGTTAATATAAAAATTATTAGCCATTTCATTTTTTTCTCATGTAATGTTTAGAAGGTTCATAATCCCATCGTTTACCGTGATGGCCTCTTATATCTGCATACCACATTCTTAATCTTACTATCCATTTTATTACTGGTCTAGGCATTATTTAGGTGATTCCCAGTTTACAGGTTTTTTCTTTGGTAAAATAATTTTTTCTTTTGTTATTTCTTGATCTATTTTTTCAAATTCTTTTGTCATTTTAGCTTGCTCTTTAGCTTTTCTTTTTTCTTCAAGAGCTTTCTTTTTAGCTATTGCTTTTTCTTTTTTTTCTCGTTCTTTCATACGTTTTACATATATATCATAATCAGGTCTTTCGTGATCATACTTAGACCACAGTGCTTTTGCTTCTTTACCTATTTTACCATCAATTGGACAAGGAGTACCAGCTTGTATCATTGATTCAAACACACGTTCATCTTGGCAAAGTATAGCTACAGCTGCTACTTTCATACCAAAGTCATTAAGTATTCTAGCTAATTTTAATCTTTCACAATTTTTGTCAATAAAATGTTTTCCTGCTGACACACCAATACCAAACGTTTGCACACCTGCAGAAGCTCCGACTGCACAAACATCTTGCGTCATAGAATTATATGATGGTGCTGCAGCAGATGGTGGTGAAGATCTTATGTCTGAGTTTGTAGTGTTGTTAGTTGTAGAAGTAGATTCAGAACCTGATTGATATGTAGTTGTAGCAGTTGATGTATATCCACCTTCAATTGCTGTATTAGATCCGGATGTATTTGTTTGTGTAGAACCTGAATAAGCTGGTCCAGCACAAAAAGCTAAAATACACATTAATATAATTAATGCACCTGTAAAATAATAATTCATCCTGCAAGTCTCCATTATTCGTATTTAACCTCGTTTTCAAAAGATATATCCAAACCATGATCTTTTTCTTTTTTATAAGTTCTTTTGTTTTTGCATTTACAATTTTCACACATACAAATACCATATTCATCTGCATGTAAATCGCCATCGCAGTGACAATTGTGGTAACATTTTTTACACTTAGCCATGTGCTATTTCTCTACAGAAAGGGCATTGTTTTTTGTACGTGTCTGGGTGTTTTTCGCAAACTATTTTTGTTTCTGGTTTAGGAACATCTTCATATAACTGTAAATGTGGATCTTTTTTTTCTTCTTGCCAATTAAAAAGCCAACCAACAAAATTGTTCCATAAATTTTTAATCATTTTTCTTTTCCTCAATTTCGTAAAAGAAGTTGTCAGTGTCTTCTGTTTTCCACTTACCTGTGTCTTCTACGTTCCATTCGGAAGTTTGTACCTTCCAATCAGGGATTTCATCCTTCACTGTAAAAGAAGGTATGTCCCATATTAATCTATTGTTTGGCTGTGCCGCATAATTGCCGTCATCTAACGCAAGTATGTGTGCGCACTTATGTTCGTGCGGGATCTCAGAATGATCAGTGTCTATTATATTACTCTCTGGGTGTGCAAAGTCAACTGTGAATAAGTAGGATCCGTGATGCCACTTTTTATCTTTTCCTATATATTTACCGGCTTGTCCGTCTAAAATATCAAAACAAGTAATACTAGGGTAGTAAGAAAAACAATTCCACAATTCCAATTCATCAAGTCTTCTGGTCGGAACAGTTTCCGGTTGAAAACCACGTTGAATAAAAGCTGATATGGGGAGACGATAAAAGATAGCACCGTTCTCCATGATGGCATGGAAAAGGATTGGCCTTCCCGTGATTGCGGCAATACCGAAGATAATACAGTCTTCAACTTCGCCATGATGTTTTTTAAGGTCATATA